TTTTTCAAACCTAGCGTATCTGTAAGAGCAACATCATATTTCAAAACATCTGGTGTAAATGTTGCTGTCTGCGTATCAGTAAGTGATATATCAACCGTTCCAGCGACTCTATCTGTGTACGCTACAGTAAAGTCAGCATATTTACTGGATCGAGGTTCGTCCCATACTTGAGCAGCAACAGTATATCCAATCAATGAAATTGCAGCATTATTATTATCCTTGAACACAAGTTGAATCTTATGATCCGCCCTTCTTTGAACGGTCATATTGTATGTTCCAGGTTTTACTGCCATTAGCTATATGGAGATGTGCCTAGTATATCAGTTTTCCATTGTGCTTTAAGAGCATCAGTGTCACTAGCAGAAGTTATACCAGAATCAGCAGGAGCATCTCTTAATGCTTGTTTTTTAGCAACAATATCTGTAGTAGAAGCACCTGTTTCTAGTGCTTTTTGAAATTCAACATCAAGCTCTGCAAGTTTTGGTGTTCTTGCATTTCTTATATTATTTTTGTGAATTTCTCTGGCTTTCGCCATGTCTACACCGAATCCCATGTTTTACTCCGTATAAGTCCAAGCATCTCTGAAGCTCCTGTCAGTAGGAACAGTAGATTTATCTACAGTATAAACTGTTTTATCACTAGGACAATCTTTATCTTTTATTTGTTCTAGAGTTAAACCACAGTTATCTGCTGGACAAACAATGCTGATAGATCCATCATCATTTGTATAAATAAATCTCTTGTCTGAATTTGCCATAGATTTTGTTTATTTATTATATATTACGCTAAATCGCCAAAAACGGCAGCAAACATAAAGTCAGAATCTTCATTTGCTCCCTGAGTATTCTGCTTTGAATATAAACCTATTTGGGTTGTACTTTTCAAACAATGACCATAAATATTGTCACTTCCAGTTCTTCCCTGCGAACCAGAACCTACAACGCACATATTATTGCTTGACATGGTGACACTCAAATTAGCGTTGTAACTACCTGTTCCATTATCAGCTACAGAACTAATATTATAACTTTCACGAATACCTACAGTTCCCGTTCCATCTAAAGTAATCCAAGCCTTAGCTCTACCAGAATTTATCTCTGCTGGTGTAGAACCTTCACTACCGCTTGTATTTGCGATTGTACCGACTTTAAGTGTTGACATAATTAATCAGTAAACATCATAAACATTCTTGCTTGGTCTACTCTATCATTACTATTTTCATTTCTAAAAAAACCAATTTTAAAAGAACCAGCAAGTACACCTCCAAAAAATGTAGAGGGATAAGTATGTGCACCATTTGCTACGTTACCATTACCTAAACAACTTGCTCCGTATTTGTCACCATCAGCAAAAGCAGTAGTAAAGTTAGCAGTACAAACTCCTGTTCCGTTGTCTGTCATACTACTAATGCCAAAACTAGAACCTATAGAATTATTCTGCATATTGTAACGAACAAAAGCTTTTATATATCTTCCTTTTTCTACTCCAGAACTATTTTTGATAAGTGGAACTGTAGAAGAGCTAAGACTCTGTATTGAGGCAACTGATAGTGTACTCATGGTTTAGGATTTGCGTCTTTAACTGCTTTAATGTGGGTCGCCCACGTGCCAGTTGTATCAAGTTTACCAGCTACAATATCTTTGTACAACATATCAAGTTGATCTCCTATAGAAGCATAAACAGTAGAGCCATATAAAGTTCTGTCAGTCTGGTATTTAACAGCAGCCTCTTCAGCATCTATAGCAACTCTCGCAGCATCTATCTTACTTTGATCTAAAGTTACAGGATTTCCGTCTTTATCAAAAGCACCAGCACCTTCATCAATGGTTGTAACTATACCCTCGTAAGCTTTATAGATTGCGGGAAAATCTGTGTAGTCAGCCATTATCCAGAAATCTCCATAGCTATTAAAGAACTCATTGTTCTACCATTGAAAACAGAACCGTCATTACCATTATTTGCGTTGCCGTTTAAATAAAATGGGTATTGACTTTGGTGAACATGAACTTGAACTTTGTAAGTTAGTTGACTTGTTGTTCCTGGATCATCTACACCGCTAAATGCAAATCCACCCATAGTATGGTCATTGTTATAAGAAACACCTGCTCCTTTCCATGTAACTCTAATCCTACTACCTTCGGCTGTTCCATTTAATTTATTATCATCAGAGCCGTTCCTTAAGATTCTAATTACTTGTCCATGATCTAAATTACTTTGCCTTGTACAAGCTGCACCAAAACTACCTAAAATAAGAATTTTATGTGAACTACTCGTAGGAGTAATATTAAGAGACATTCCTGTTATATCGGTGTGGCTTGTGCTTGATGTCGTAAAACGATCACCTTTATACGCACTGACCACTTGGATAACACCACCCCCTTGACCAGAGGCTACTCCACCCACAGGAACGATACTGTTAACTTTTAATTGGCTCATAATTTAAACAACTGTCCAAGTTTCACCAGCACCAACTGTAACTGTTACTCCTGATTGTATAGTAATTGGGCCAAAGCTGCCAGCATTTTTACCATTTGAAATTGTGTAGTTGCTTGTGATTGTTTGATTATTTTCCCAGAATACTCCATTTACTGCTCCGCCAGCTACTCCCCAACTTAACGCTCCCGATCCATCAGATATTAATGCGTATCCTGGAACTGGTGTATCTGTATCAGGCAAAGTAAGCGTAAAACTTGTTCCTATCGTTGGATCTGCTTTTAAACCGATGTAATGAGAACTATCACTATCTCCAAATCTAATTTCATTTTGTGATCTTAATGTAATTCCATTAGCATCAAATACCATCTGCTCAGTGCCAGCAGTACTTAATCCAATTACATTGGCAGCTTTTCTAAATAATCCTGTATCTGGATCTGTGTCAAAAGATAAGGCAGGAGTAGAAGCACTGTTGGAGTCATCTATTAACAGTTGACCTGTCATTGGAAAATTTGAACCGCCACTTCTAGGAAGTAAACCTAAATGATCTTGATTTATGTTTCCTATTTTTGAAAAATCATTATTAGCACTGTTTCTTACTTTTAATTCATTATCAGTAGTATTTAAAAACATCATGCCAGCTACACACTGACTTGCAGCTAAATCAGTAGTTTTAGAATTACTGGATTGGATTGCCTCAAAAACAGCGTTAAGGTCAATCCTTACGTTTGCTCCTGATGCGTTTTCAATAAAGTAGTTTGCTACGTCAGCCACGATTAAATACTATTTTCCTCCATGTTAACCTCCTTTGCCGAAACCAACAGCACTGTAGGTAAACTTCCTAATTATACTAGCATTACTTGAGTTCTTGAAGTGAACTGTAAAGCTAGTTCCAGATATATTGCTAAGTTCAAAATAATCACCTGTTGCCATGTCTTGAGGAGAAATATTAACAGATGGCAAAAAGTTATTTAAATTGCCAAGTGCAGACGTTCCAACAAAAAATGGGTGTGTAAATGTAACTATTTTTGCTCCTGCACTTCCAGTACCATCTCCTGCTGAATCAGAAAAAATTACAGCAGATTGTTCTGTTCTAGATGGCATAGATGCTGTATAACCTAATTGCTGTAAATTCATATTTTGAGCTACGTCTGTTGTAGTTAATGTCACTTTAAATTGAAATCCTCTACCCTTAAATGTTCCATTAGCAAAATCATTGAAATCTGAATATGAACTCATATCAGTAGATGTCCTTACTGATATTCGTGCGTTGGCTTCGTTAGCAGTTGCACCATCAAAATCTGTCCATGTATTTATTAGTTCAGTTCTATTGTCAAACAAATCACTTATATAAAAACCTTCACCCCTAAAGTGTCTTTTTAAGACAACTGAGAATACACCACCAAGGTCCAAAGTGGTTGGGAAATTATACGTTCCAGTTGGGTTAGTTACTACATTGGTTAAGGTTAAACCGCCTTTGGTTGCGTCATACTGTGTATGAGTAAACAGACTATTTGTTGTGTTATTAAAGGGTGGACTATCAGTATCCTCTCTATCTTCTTT